GTGTAAAAATATTAATTGTAATAATACAATAGAAATGAGGCCTAAGGAGAAAGGTCATAAATTATTTTGTTCAACCGAATGTAAAAAAGAATATAATTTAAATATGCTACCCAATAAAGTAAAATGTATATGTAAAGAATGTGGTACTATCTTTATTCATAAAATCCAAAAGTTCAGGCAGAACTTAAAACATAAAAGGAATTAAAATGAATCAAATTAAAATGAAATCACTTATAAGAGAAGAGAAAAAATATTCTAAGGATGATATATTAAAATTAAAAAAATCTATAGAAGAAACAATTAAATTATTTCATCCGGCCATATGGGCATTAGAAGATGGTTCTAAGGAACAGGAACAATTCATAAAAATGAATAATATTTTAAATACCTGGTATCATAAAATATTAAAAAAACACATATAAGGAATTAAAATGCATAATTTTATATTTGCAAATCGAGATTGCACCATCTACAGAGATTATCCAACTCAGAACTGTGGCAAGGATGAAATATTAGAAATATTTAAAGTTATTAATTCTGCGTCATTATCGTTATCTGATTTTAATATGTATTCAAGAATATTAATTAATTTTAATTTAACAAACACATTCGTAGATATGACATCAGGTTTGATTGATGCTCCTAGATTTTATTTAAATATGCATATATGCAGAGTTGATGGTCAAGAAGATTCAACTAATTTATATGTATATCCTGTGAGTAGTTCGTGGGTTCAAGGAATAGGCAAACGGTGGGATACAAAAATACGAACGTATGGAGCAAGCTGGACAGCACGTGATGGTGAGGTTCCAACAAATTGGGCACAAACGGGAAGTGATTATTATACTGGATCAACTACGACTGGGACACCAGAAACCGCGTCACTATGGTCAGAAGAATATAATTTTCAAAATAGTGGAATATACACATACGAGCTTTCTGATATGAGAGCAGATGTCACCAATATTGTATATGATTGGTTTAGTAGTTCATATTCTAATAACGGATTTTTAATAAAGAGAAGTGACACAGAAGAACAAGATGCTAAGTCTTATGGCTTATTACAATTTTATTCAACAGATACTCATACGGTATATAATCCGACACTTGAGGTTGCGTGGGATGATAGTACCCACTCTGTTGGTTTATTAACAGCATCTCAAGAAGAAGATATGTATATCTATACTCGAGATTTAAAGGACACTTATAATAATAGAGAGAAAGTTAGAGTAAGACTGGGCGTAAGACAGAGATATCCAACTAAGTCTTATCAATATACTGACCCTCGTGTCTTAAATCATTATTTACCAACATCTTCTTATTACTCATTGGTCGATGGTAATACAAAAGAAACTATTATACCATTCGACACAGGCTCTACAAAAATAAGTTGTGATTCAACTGGCAATTATTTTGATATGTGGATGTCAGGTCTTCATCCTGAAAGATTTTACCAACTTCGAGTAAAAGTAGTATCAGGCTCATATCAACAGGTCACGGACATACCAACTATATTTAAGGTCGTGAAATAATGGCAGAAATAAATAGCCAAACATACTTAGGATTTTCAGGTTCATTTATTCCAGAAAGAGATATAAATGGAAACCTATTATCTATTACAAGTTCACAACAAATATTAAGTGATGAAACTCAATTTTTTGAAGTGGGCACTGTATTAGGTTATTATACATCATCATATTTAGACGACACAGTAGATAAAACATTTAGTGAATTACTATTCACAGATGATAACTTAAATATTCGTATTCCACCAGGAGCAGTTTTAATAAGTGAATCTCAGTTATTAGAATTAGAAGAAACTATTATATTATTAGAATCGCAGGTAATAGAATTATATGGAGAAATTGAATATTTGCATAATTTAACCGGATCATTATATCACGAAATTGAACAGTTATATGAATATATTAATTTATTATTAGGTGGAGGAACAGGTTCAGATCTACACATTATAACAGATCAATTACCACATGGTAAAATAAATACATTTTATGGTGCACAGTTGACAGCAGTAGGTGGAATAACACCATATACGTGGTCAATATTAAGTGGATCACTTCCACCAAATATAACATTAAATGGAGAAACCGGTGAAATAACAGGAACACCTGTATTGGAATATGATAGAAATATGCTTGTTCAGGTCGCAGACTCTTCAGACATTCAAAAATATGATACAAAAACCATTGGCTTAAAAATAAACCCCGAAGATCCACTAGGCGGATATTTGACAATTATTACAAACCAACAAGATATTCCAGACGCAATATCAGGACAAAACTATACATTTCAGTTTTTAGCAACAGGTGGAACAGGAAATTATATTTGGTCAATACCACCGGGTGGTAATCAATTACCAATAGATTCTTCCGGTGGTGTACCATCAGGACTTATATTAACATCAGATGGTTTATTGACAGGCAATTATACAGGTACGTTTAATAAAATTATTGAATTTGTAGTTAAAGATGATAATATTCCACAGCAGGTAGCATCAAAAGATTTTAGAATAAAAGTAATATTGGGACCTTAATATGGCAGAAAGAATAATAAATATTCCAAGTGGTAGCTTATTAGAACAGCTATTTGTTCTTCCTGGTGAAATTATTCCAGCGAATGGTGAACCTCAGTATGATCCTCGTGAAGAAATGTTCTTAGAATTATATGTAAGAGATACAACAACTGATAATACTGTTAATCAAATTATGTTATCACTGCTAAATGAATTATTAATTAGCATATTCATATATTCAGATAGAATGATAATTAATCCTGGTATACATTTGAGATATATGGGATTTTCAGCAGGTGTCTATAAAATAAAATATAATTTCTTTAGAAACATAGTAGGTGATTACAATGATGAAAATGAAAGATTAATAATTAATGTCATTTCACCATCTAGAACTGAAGTTGAAGTCAAGCTTCCAGCAGATATAGATATTCATTCAAAGCTAGCATTAACTTTTTTAGGTTTGGCTGGTGCTCCCGGTTCATTTATTCAAGCACTTGATGTTTATATTAATTTAGGCGATGATAGAAATATATTAATTACAAATAAAAAATATATAGATGATAAATTATATCTGAAGCTAGTTGAACCAATTCCAGATGAAATAAATAAATATGATAAGTTTTTTATAACACAAAAATTAATTGATTCATACGAAGACAGACTTACATTATATACAGAGCGTTTAGAAGACTTTAGTGGATTAAATTATTTAAAAGGACCAGTTGTAGATTACAAGGCAGCATCCTTAACATACAGAACAACTCCACTGGAAAACTTTGATCAATTGGTCACAACAAACAATGTAATTCAACAAGACCTTGTTAATATGTTTGTTAGTGCAAGTTTGATTGAAGGTATAGATTTGAATATAGATTTTAGAGACTTTTCAAACTTTATACATTTTAGTTCTGCAACAGAAAGAGTAGCAGCATTTAAATATAAAGTTCAACAAATTGAATTTTTTGATTCAAAAATTGCTGAATATACTCCTATTGCAAGCGCAGCATTGGCATCTGCCAGATCAACTATTTATGAATCATCGAGCATTTCATATTACAAAGATTTAAAAAATGATGTAATAACGTCATTTGATTCATATGATAACTATTTATATTATCAAAGTCATTCATATGAAAGTGGATCTGAGGGTGAGTTTTATCCTTCAACGTGGCCAAAATATACTTCTACGAAACCATATTCACTATATTCATATACAGCAAGTCAGGCAACAAATTGGTATACAAGCCAATATGGTTCTGCAAGCATATACGATAATATGAACCCAGATAAATTGAGTAATTTTGTTCCATTAGAAATGCAATTAGATAATGAGAATAAAGATTATGTAAAATTTGTAAATATGATCGGTCACTATTTGGATATTAATTACAATTATATTAATAGAATGACATCTATTAACGAAAGAGAAAATCCTATTAATAAAGGTATACCTCAGGATTTGATATTACCTGTTGTGAATCACTTTGGGTTTGATTTGAGAAGTGGTAATGTGATTAAAAAACTTTATGAGAAAATATATTTATATGCACCATCAGGTTCATCCACATTTTCAAGTCAATCAGCATTAGATTTATTTACATATACTGGCAGTTTTGAACGAGGTGATACTGACGTAATAAATACAAATTATTCAATAGATTATTCAAATCAATATAATGCATATAGAGACATTACACGTGAAATTTGGAAACGAATATTAAATAATCTTCCTCATTTATATAAAACAAAAGGAACAGTTAGAGGCTTACAATCTTTAATAACCTGTTATGGCATACCATCTCAATTCTTATATGTAAGAGAATATGGTGGTCCAGATGTAAGTGAATCGGTTTTTAATGAATATAAATTTGATAACTTTTCCCACGCAGTATTATTTCAAACAAATCAGGCTATAGAATTTGACTGGACAACATCGTCATTATATAATAGATACCCAAGTGTAGTTCAATTTAGATTTAATACAACAGGAAGCTATGATACTTTACTCAACTCAATGTCACTGGTAGAAGTTCAGGATTCATGGTCACTTTCAGTATTACATACATCAAACGAAATGGGAAAAATTAAATTTTCATTATTATCATCGGGGGCATACGCAGAAGTGACAACGAGTGCACTTCCTATATTTGATAACAGATTTACTATGATCAATCTTCAGAGAGAAAGTGCATCTGATGGAGAAATTAGTCAATCATTTAATTTAGCCGCTAAAAAATATATGTTGGGTTCTATGTTGTATTCTGTAAGTGCAAGTTTAACTACTTCCGCTTCTGCAAATTTAGCGTGGAGACATAGTGGTTCATTACAAATCGGTGGACTAACTTCTAGTTTCGCTTTACCTTTCAGTGGTGCAATAGATGAGTTTAGATTATGGGAAACACCACTAACAGAACCTGTGATTAATTCACACGTAAAGTTTCCACAATCATTAATAGGAAATACACTAACAGGTTCATATAACGATTTATTATTGAGACTACCATTTGATAATCCTATTAATTTTACACTGAATTATATGACATCTAGTTTCTCTAATGAAGCATACTCACAGGCATATCCACTTAACAATTTGGTCTTTACCGGTTGGAACGCAAGTGAAACAACTTTTCCATTTAATTTTAGAATGTATGAATATGAAAGTGAAGCTCATTCAATTAATTTAGGAGCGCAACGTCAATCATCTAATAAAATTAGAATAGAAAGCTCATCACTTAGTGGTGACTTATCAACTATGGATCACGTTGAGGTTTCTCAATATGATTTGGCACAACTAGATTCTAATAAACTTGGAATATTTTTTAGTCCAGCAGATTTAATAAATGAAGATATTATCAAGGCGTTAGCAGTCACAGAACTTGGAGATTTCATTGGTGATCCTTCAGATTTATATAGTGAGTCATATCAAAATCTAGATACTCTTAGAAATCTATATTGGCATCTATCTTCACGTAGAGCGTCACTTCCAGATTATTTAAACTATATTAGATATTACGACATATCATTATTCGATCATATTAGATGGATGATACCTGCTCGTGCAAAAGCTATTTTAGGTGTATTATATGAACCAACGGTGTTAGAAAGACCTAAAGCAAAATATACAAAACCAACACTGTCTTCACACTTCCACGATAAGACAATTAGAATGCCAATGACAGGAATCACGGCTAGCTATTTAGATTATTCATATTCACATTCTATGTTTGAATATTTTGCAACTGGAAGCGAGATTTTTACAGATTACAATATTTATACTATAATAACAGCATCAGATTATTATGATGGGGTTTCTGGAAGTTATTATCCTATGGTATTACCTGTAGTTGATTTTGATCATCACGTCATATATTATGGAGTAGATGTTATCAGAACACCTTTAACTCAATCATACTCATTTACAGATGGTTACCAACCACGACACTATAAAAATTATGAAGGTTTTTATACTTGGGAAAAAAGACTAAAATATGACGGATGTGCACAGAATGCAAAAACAACAACAGATCAATTACCAGCTTGGCAAATATGGTCAGTTAATCCAAATACATTAGAAGCAAAAGATGATGGCGTGTCTTATGTTCAAGTAAAATAATCGGATTATCAATATTTATATTAAAAGAAGGAGAGTATAATGGCGAGAATGACAAGTAATACTTACATACCAGTATTACAAAAATCAGATATTGGTAGTATATCAGGCCTGGGTGGAAATGCCTATATGACAGAGGGATCAAGAAGTTTTGTCGACGCTCTAACAGATGGAAATGTATTTGCATTTGTATATAGCGGATCAAATAAAATACACATTGATAGTGTATTGTTATCTACAGACTCAACATATGCACGTGCCGAATTATATGTAAATGCGACAGGTATTACTGGTTCAGTTGCAAACTTGATAAAGGATACACCTATAAATTTGGCACTTGGAGGTTCATCTGCAAATGTCACATCTTCAACTAGTGAAGGAATTGGACCAGTGACAGGATCAGTTACATCGGCAAATAAATTATTTACTATACATTTATCAAATTCAATCCCAACATTTAAGTATGATTTTAAAGGATCACTTATATTAAGTCAGTATAACACACTTTTATTAGTAGGACAAGCGTCAGCATCAGGTCATTACCTGAGAACATCAATTTTATATTCAGAACTAGAATCAGATCAATAATAAATTTTAATTTAGGAGGAATCAATGAGTTATCTTGACAACGCAAGCGTCACAATAGATGCTATTTTAACTAAAAAAGGAAGAGAATTATTTTCTCAAGGAAATTTTAATGTAACTAAATTTGCATTAGCAGATGATGAAGTAGATTATGGTTTGTATGATAAGACTCATCCATCGGGTTCAGATTATTATTCGGTAGCAATTGATAATCTTCCAATGTTAGAAGCAATACCAGATGGTAGTAAAATTATGAGATTTAAACTTATTACTTTACCAAAAGGAACAGCTCAAATACCACTTATTACAGTTCCTGCAACAAATATTACCCTAAAAGCAAAATATGCAGGTTTTCCGGGTCAATCTGCAATTATTAATCCAAGCACAGTAAATGGGCTAAATGAGATTCTTGGATATACCGCAACAATTTATAGCACACAATATGTTTCACTTGCAGTTCAACAAGGTGTTGGTGGAGGTGGAGATCCACTTCCCGATCCACTTCTCGAAGGTGATCCATCAGGTGTTCCGGGTTCAGCGGTAATCGGAAAGACATTTGTAATACATTCAAAGGAAGTTCCCGATGAACAAACATATACAACAACATTATTAATAGTTGGTAATGAAACTGGTGGATCTGTATCAATTACAGTGAATATTAAACGTGGCGACCCTGATTAATAGATGATTAAAATTTAATTTTAGAATAAAGGAGATTTAAAAATGGCAACAAACACAGTATTTACACCATTTACAATAGATGATATTGTCACGGGTGTGCCAAACAGAGTCACGAACGCAATGTGGTCTAATGGAGTTGGAATATTAACACGTATGAATACTCCTGCACCATCGGCATCAACTGCTACTAACAATAATAGATACTATATTGATGTATATGGAGCTGGCACTTCCAGTGGAGCTGCTACAACTGGAAGTTCTCAAGTAGAGTTTTCTATTGCATATGGTCACGTATCAGGAAGTGGTTCTGTAATAACTGATCGTGATTTGCCAACGAAGGCTATCTATGGTCAATATAGAAACTTATTATTAGATGGTGGACGTGGTAGATTTGCATTAATATCATCTTCTTCAACTTATCTTAATGATTTTATTGCAATCGACATTAAAAGAGCTAATTTGAAACAAAAACTAGATGCAGGAAATTGGGAACTTCACGTGTCAAGTTCATTAC